AACTAAGTTCCCATTGGCGTCCCAAGTAAGCTGAGATACCGATAAGGAAGTGGAAGACGATGAGCTGGTAGGGTCCACCGTTGTAAAGCCATTCATCGAGATTGGCTGCTTCCCAGATGGGATAGAAGTGGAGACCGATTGCATTTGAGCTGGGTACGATTGCCCCCGAGATGATGTTGTTTCCATAGAGTAGTGAGCCTGCAACTGGTTCACGTATTCCATCAATATCTACGGGTGGTGCTGCTACGAATGCAATTAGAAAGGCAGTAGCTGCTGTTAAGAGTGCGGGAATCATAAGCACACCAAACCAACCAACGTAAAGTCGGTTGTTGGTGCTAGTAACCCAGTCACAAAAGCTATTCCAGTTTGTAGGTTTAGTTAATGTGGCTGTTGTGTTCATTTAAAATATGCCGGGAATAATTTGTCCGGTTGTTAGGTATGCACCTAGAGCTGCAACAATACCAAGCATTGCTACTCGTCCATTAAGCTCTTCAGCGATGTGCATAGGATCGCCTTCGTGGTTATGGTTTTCCATAAGTTGTATCGGTGGTTCTTTTGCGAAGATGTTCTGCTTACCGTATTCGGTAGTAGTTGTCATTGAATTCAAAGTAGGTGTTAGGCGATGATGAAAGTTCAGGTCGCCATGACTACCTATTTAATTTTCAACTTTTTCTTATTCCATTTCTTGAGCCATACTTTCTCAGACTCAGAAGCATAACCTGCTTCAATTTTTGTTTTAATTAAAGTGGCTTTGTTTTGTCCAAGACTCATATTAAGGTTTGTAAGCTGGTCCTACTCCTTTCTGTACGCACTGTCCTTTAGAGTTCCTAACGAAACCAGAAGGACAAGGTCTCTTTGGTGGTGAGTTTAATTTTTTTCCCATTAGAAATTAAGGTCTGAGTTGTTTAATCTTTCTATGACGTCTTGTCTATAGGCTGGATCATTCTCATAGCGAGGATCACCCATGGCTTGTACTAATTCAGCTTGGCTTCTATATACCTGACCAGAAGAATTAGGACTCTTGCCTTGTAGCATTCGTCCTTCATATCCATTAGCGTCGTTGTACTTAGATTGCAAAGCTGTTAATCCCATCTTGATAGCAGCGACGTTGCCACTATCTATAAGGTTGTCAAAAGCATCTATCTCTTGATCAGGTAAATTGTCAGCAGCCCAGCTAGTTAGTTGGTCATAAGCATTCGATCCACCAGCAGCATTTTGTATCTCATTAACATTTGAATCACTTAATTCAACTGCTTGAGTTTGCTGAGCTTGTGGATTATTCTTTTGAATTTCAATGTAAGCATTGACTAAATCTTGGCTACTCATACTAGAGAACTTGTCAATTGTCTCAGGAGTTAGTTCACCATCGTTTTCATAGTATTCAGCCGAGGCTTCCTCTATTAAACTGACCGCAGGAGACGCATCAGGTACCTCCTCATAATCTCCTTCTCCTTCTTCTTCGCTTCCTTCTCCTTCTTCGTCATTAGTACCTAGTTTCTTTTGTAGTTCTAGGTAAGCCGACTCAAGATCTTCAGCGTTCTTATACTTACCTGCTAGTAGTTGTTCGTGTTGAGCTTCTAACTCTTCACCGACTTCCAGAGAGTCCTGTTCCTCATCGGTTAGGACTTCTGTGTCTGGTGTGTTGTCATACGATAATGTTTCTGCCATTTACTCCGTAGGTGGTGGTGGTGCTTGTTCTCCTTGCATACCTTGTAGGTTTTGACTGTCAGCCATCTTTGAATTAGCGAACTGTCCAGCCTGTTCTAGTAAGGTTTGGTTCTGTTGATTAGACATCTGCTCTTCCTTCTCTTCTGCCATCTGCTCTTGAGTCTTAATTAAGTTCAATACATCTATACCCTGTGCAGCAGCTAAACGTTTGATAGCTTCTTCTGGGTTGAGGTATCTCATCAATGCTTCCGGACCTAATGTCTGAGCAATAGTTTGGATAAACATATTTAAGCTTTCTCTATCCTGACCTCTACCTAATGCATTAACACCCGCAACAATCTTGGGGCGTACTATATCTTTAGGTAGCTTTGGTAGTTCATTAGATCTTTGTAAGACCAATAGAGTTCTAGCTAAATATGGTATGAGGAAAGAGACAGTTAGTAAGGAGAAGATCCCTCCAAGTTGTTGTTCAAGTTCTAACTGTGTAAGTCGAACTTCCTCGGCTGTAACTCTTTCTGCATTCCTTACGTTCATGACAAGGAAAGCTTCTAGCAATCTCTTCTCAATTGTTTGAGCCATCTGTGCAGCCGTAGCAAAGTCAGCAGTCTTTCCAACTTGCACAACTTGTACGTCTTCAGCGCGCCCTTGAACGATTGCACCATTAGCTGCTTTAGCTATGGTTGCTGGCTTAGTTGTAGAGCTAGGTGAGACAAGGAAGATAACCTTACTTGCTGCTGCTGCTCCTTCAACTAGGGCTTGTGATAATCCTTCTAAAGATTTGAGGTCGCCTAAGAATTCTTCAACTCTTCCGCGTCCATACTGTTCTCCGTCAACCTCGTTAAAGGTCAGCACAAGCCATGGGCTTGCACTCTTAGGTGCAGTACTTCTTGTCTGTGGGATTATCTGATCGAGAACCTCTTGATGCCATACCCATCTGCCGTTATCTAGTTTCACGTACGTGTAAACTTCGACATCATCGGTAGCTCCACCTTGAGTTTCGTCGATACCAGTGTTCGGGGTAGGGACTGGAAGGTCAAAACCGAGAACATCTTTACTTATCAATTCCTTTGTAACTATTTCTAGGACGTTACCATTTCCATCTCTGTTGACGACATACCTTGTAAGCGGATAGTTCTTTATTCCATCTTTACCCATAAACAACAGAGCATTACCACCAACAATTAAATGTTTAAGTGCTTGATGGATAACGACTCTGTCATTTGATGCAGCGATATAGTCCATGACCATTCGCTCCATCTTGGAGAAAGATAAATCTAATTCACTCTTTGCTTCGGCTGGTATATCTTCGCCTAGCTTATCGTCTCTTACCTGTAGCTTAAAGAAGCTAGTCTGGGGAGGAAGGATGCTAAGCATTAGCTTTGCTGCTAACGCTACACAACACTTGGCTCCCACTGACTGCCAAGGTACAGTTAAGGTTTCGTGTCTAGGTCTTGAAGATGTATCGTCTTGTATTAAATAAGGTAACGTGAGCTTGGAACATTCAACTGCTTTGTCTAGGAATTGTCGTCGATCTGTTGTCAGTTGATTGTATCTCTCACGGGCTAACATTTAGAACACCTTACGAACTGTTTGTGCACCAGTGTTAAGACCTCCATCAGCAGCTCCGCCGCCTGTGTTAACACCAGTATTCTTTTTGATTCTCATTGAGCCAGTTCCTTTAGAGAACTCACCCTTTGTTTTGTTACCACGGTCCTTCTTAGCTCTCCTTACATTTGGATTAACATCCTTAATGATTGGATCTGGAGGCGGTGCAGTAGGTGCTGGAGGCAATGGTGGTGGTGGAGCTGGGGGTAGTGGTGGTGGTGGCGGTGATGACTTTTGATTAAATAGACACATTAGATTTCTTCATCCATTATTGATTTGATGTATTCAATTACGCTGGCTTGACCAGCGCGATACATGATTGACTGTATGTCTTCTTTAGGGTGGATAGGTTTCCAACCAAAGTTATCCTCAAGCCTATTGATCAGCTCATCCAACCTATCGTTGTGGAGCTTAAGCGTATTGAGGGAGATTCCGGTTGTCATGTTCAAAAAATGCTGGCATTCTTCCAGCTTTGGTGGCATTTAGTTGTGGTGCTTTCCCCTTATACATAAGGTTATCGCTTGTTTCGAGCCAGAATTTTCTGCTCAAATATTGATCGCTGTTCTCATACTTAAGAGGTTGCATGATCCAGTTGATCGTCGCTTTACGAAGCTTGTCTAGCGATGGGCTAGGGTCGTGCCCCAGCTCCGCGCATACAAGTGAGTTCGTTGCAACGTGAATCTGCTCGTCCCTTGAGATGTCTGCACTTACAGTAGCTAATCCTGCGTCACCATTGAATCTAAAGAACGGTAAGAGCACGAAAAATATCGCACGCTCAATTACCAATGCTTTAGTAATGGTGTGATCAGGATGACTATTCCATGCGTCTCTTAATAGGAAAGCTTCTTTCTCTGCGTTCTCATTTACACCATGTGCATTGACTATATAATTTAATGCTAAGTCATGCCTCTCTTCATCTACTACGTTCGACTCTAAGAGTTTCCGTGCACGAGAAGGTACATCCTTCTCAAGAGCGTCGGTGATAAAATCCCCCACTGGTACTTCCATGTGACGTATTGCCAAAGCACGGAAGAGGGTCTCTTCAGCTCCTTCTTTAAACTTTCCTCTTGTTGTCTGGACAGGGTTCCATGTTCTCTTTCTTGCGAGTAACTTCTCATACGGGTTCATTGTTGGCAGTCACAGGTAATTTCTTCGGGGTTACTCAATATGTCTGCTAAGTAACTATCAACGTCTTCCTGATCTAGGGCAGCATAAGCATCTGACTTATCCTGTACGTCTGACATAACTTGCAGGCTATAATAGAGAGACGTTTGTGGACTCTTCAGCCACTCGTCTATAAATGCTTCATCGTAAGTCACCATATCACTCCAAGAATTGAAGCTATAGCCATGTAGCAATCCTGTTCTATCTAGCATGATCATTATTTGATCAGCTACTTTCTTATATGTATCCCATCCAACTTCGGATGCGATCTCTACGTCACCATATTCATAATGTTGTACCCCAAATGTACCTGAGTCTCTATCTACACTCCTTGATATAGGTGGTGCGATCTCTGGAGTTGACGTGAAGCCTTCGAGATCTTTACTTCTGTATGAACAAGATGCAGTTGGAGCTATGGCGAATGCTCTATCCATCTTGTTATGTCTTGCTATCTCCGCAGCTTGTTCAATGCCCATGTAAAGTTCCCGTGCTGCGATGCCACTGGTACCTTCGACCCACTCTCCGTTGTTCTGTTTCTCAAGTGAGTCGGCAAACTGGGCATAAGTTATCTTGTTTTGTCTTAAGAAGTTAGCTAGTCCAAGGAGTCCAAGTCCGACTTGGCGGTCCTCTTCGGGCGGTTTATATTCCCCACTAGATCCAACACCTGTTTTGCCGTGGAGGTCGCACAACGAGGACATACCTTCAGCGAAAGCTGAACGTAATCCTCCAATGTCACAAGCTCCCAAGTTAATGTGCTGAAGCAAACATGTGGATCTGCTCCCGATGAAGACTTCGAGGCAGACGTTAGAAAAGATTCTATTTCCATGTTGATCGTGCTTTATTTTGGCAAGCCATATGTCCCCTCTTGCAATTCCTCTAAGTATTGCTTCCTTTGTTTCAGCGTTTGAATCACTCCAGTCTTTTGGGGTGAGGTTAATACATCGCTTGACCCAAGGAAGTTCAGCACGGGGAGCTTGCACGAAGTCAATAATATCGGGGTGAAAAATGTCGAGAGTAATAACACACGCCCCGTTCCTGTACGTGCCACCTCTTCTAAGAATTTCATTTAATGTTGAATAGATTTTTGCGAATGACACTGGTCCACTTGCAACAAGTGTGTCATTTCCTTTAATGCTTTCGGTTCCTTTGGGTCGTAACTTCGACAGGTGTACTGCGACGCCTGCTCCATTTCGTAGAGCATGTGATACAAATCTCCACGATGATTCGAGTCCATTCTCTCCCTCCATTGAGTCGTCTACTACAAATACGGTGCACGACACCGGGAGACGTGAGGTGGGATCGTCTATCCATGACTGGACTCTGCCAGTACGTGCTATTTTGTTTGCCATTTATATCAGGTCGTTAAGGTGTGGTGGTTTATAGTTTGGTCCTTTTAAGACCTTGCCATCTCCTCTCTTGATTGGATGTCCGGTCTCATCAAGTTTAGATAAATTACTGGCATGTATTCTTCGCAGTGCTTCGTCAAGATCCCAGCCTAAGTTCGCCGCGTATTGGTACGCTACATAAACAAGGTCTCCGAGTTCTTTTAAGCAGTCAGCATGTAGTTGGTCGTTATTTCTAAAGAGAAACTCTTCGGCATCCATGAACTCACGGAATTCTTCAACGATTAGCTTTCGTTGTCTACTACGACTCGTCTTGTCTGGACTGTCTACTATATTGTACGCAGTCCTGAACTCGTTCGCTTGTTCTGTATTCGATTTCATTGTTTAAGTAATGGATGGCTTTTGATAGGTCGTCTATGTCGTCGTGTTTATACCCTGCTCGGCATACATATTTGATTACGTTTCCGAGGTGGAATCCAAGTTCTTGGTCCCTAATAAAATCCCAAACATCAATGGAACCTCGTCGGTAATATTGTGGTCCTTGGTCGTTGGTGGTTTCGGCCATGAATTTAATAAGTTAGTAACTGCATTGCCCAGTACAAAGTTTTGTCTTTGCAGAGCCATTAAGAGAGTGATCAGATCTTTCTTTTCTGTCTTAGGATCATTGACTGCTATCTCAATTGTCCTGATCCGGAACTCTTGCTCCGTCGTCAACTCCATACTCGGGGGCGGGGGTCCATAAGATTGGTTCTTGTTTGTCATGGTCAAAGTCTTCAGTGGTAAGTATTCGTGCGAGTCGTGCATTAACTAATGCGTCTGCTTCAGTCAAGCCTTTCTCTACGAAGGTCTCAGCGACTGCTTTCCATGTGTATCCTTTCTCTTGGAAGATACTTGTAGCTCTTTTGATGCCTATTGAAGGGCATCCTGCGTAGCCGTCGGTGTTATCCCCAGCTAACGATTGTATTAGATGCCATCGAGCACCCTCTTCTGGTGTGATGTCTACTACTTCTTTAAAGTCATAGAGTTTTCCCGGGATCTGTCTCATATCCTTATCAGGAGAGACAATAATATTTCCGGGGTGTTTGGTAGCGTAAATCCCTAAAGAATCGTCCGCTTCAAGTGTTTGTACCTCAATAACCTTGTACTCAGACTTAAGCTTATTTATGACCCTTTTAAATCCACAGGGCTTTTTCCTATTTCGATTACCCTTGTAATCGGGCAAAATTTTCTTCCTAAAATTATTAGGGGTAGTGAAAAAGAGAATCATCTCGTCAAATGAGCCAAATTCCCTTCTGATCTTGCCTAATTCACGCGCTACGCACGAATAAGCCTCTTTAAAGGAAGAAGTGACAACAATGACGTCGTTTCCGAAATCAAGTTCGGTTTCAGTTGCGGCACAGCATTTATATACTATGTAATCGCAGTCAATTAGTAATTTCATTTAGGTGGTTAATTGCCTCGATAGCCTTTTCAGATCTACGTT